GAGCCGCCCGTCTCTTGTCGTAAAGCTTGGCTTAGTTCAAGAAAGTTCATTAATTAACCCACTATTTGGAAAGGATACGATAGGATTTCACGGTCTTGGCCAGTTTTTTTGTCGCGTATGCGCTGCTTTGCGTTATTTAAGATTTCTACAACGCCTTTTGGCACTGTTACTTCTTCACCGCGAACCATACGATATACTTTGCCATTCAAGCCTACCGGCACCGGCTGATCATCATCTTCTTTAGTTGCGACAATAATAGTAACCATGTCTTTACTGGCTTTTTTCTTTTCCAGCTTAGTTGTTGTTTTTTCTTCAGAGCTTTCGTCTTCAGATAAGCCTAGAGCACTAATCATTTTTTCTTGAATTGTTCGATCACCGGCATTTGATGCGAACTTTACTTCTAATACTCGCGCTTGGACTCGTAAATCTTCACCAGTTAATGCGTAAATTTCATTTGCTGTCATCTGTCTTTCCTCGGCTCTCACGAGCGGATAATAAAAAAAGGAGGCTAAATGCCCCCTTTGTTGTTTTTGTTACAGGTCTGACACTGCAACTTCTAGTCGTGCCATCCACATCTCATTAGCGATAAAGCCTTTCCAATAACATTTCCAACCAACCCAGCCGATTTGCCCTAACTTATCGTTAGAATCAATTTCACCTGGTTGCCTGATTTTCATGTCAGCAGCTTCTTTGCCTTTTAGTGGAACGTGTCCATAAGCATCTTTACCAATGTAAATCACTGGATAAACATCAGCAGCGGTACCGGTTGTAGATAGCATGCTACCAGCCGCACCACCTGCGTCTGCAAACGAATCAAGCACCGGTGTTAAGATATAACGAACATCTTCAACTTTGCCGATTTCATACGGCAATGGTTTCATAGAGCCGTATAACTCAATAGGTGTAAATCCGGTCATGTCGCGAACATCTGACTCAGCATCAGTATGCGCGAATGCTAAGAAAGCAGCGTCAATTGGCTCAGTGCCGTAGTTAACAGTTGAGGCAACCATCGATGTTACTTTTTTAGCACGCTCAGCTTTAAGAGCACGAGTGATCGCACGCTGTTTTGGTAGCGTGATCTTAGTGTTAACCGCATTACGAGAAGCACCGTTTTGATAAAAAACGTTAGTGCCGGCACGGATGATACCCCACAATAAAGACTCCATTGTTTCACCGGCTTGCTCACCGGTCATCATGGTTGCATCTTTTAATACGGGGTCTTCAGCCAGATCATGAACAACGTCCGTGATTTCAACAACGTCACCATACTGCGAAAGGGTTACCGTCACATCTTCATAAGCCATCGCTTTAGAAGTTGGTGGCGAACCTTCGGTTAGTGGGGTTGTTGCCAAAGCTAGTGGCACAGGTCTGCGGAACTTCTGCGTCATCGCCTTGTTTTTAGGCTGCGGTTTGGTTAAGCCGTATTTTGATAATACAGCGACGGGTTCGGCATGAGCCAAGTGATTAGCGGCAGCATATGCGTTAGTGCGCTGCGAAAGACTAGAATAAGTAGTCTTAGCCATAATAATTTACTCCAAGTGTAAGAAAATAAAGGTTTGATCCTTCACCGCTCGCACAGAGGAGGCACTCAAGAGGCGTCAATTAAGAGGCGTCCATTATGTTTCGTCCGTAGTATTCGGTATTGATCTATTTGTGTTGCTTTCGTTTTAAAGTTTGAGCTTGCTAGCATTCAAGCGGCTGTTAAGCGGCTATCTTGCTGCGAACTCTTCAAATGCTGCGTCAAAGTCGTCCATCGATGCTGGTCGTTTAGCTGTGCTTCGGCCACCTATCGATTCGGAATTTGATAATTGTTGTTTACGTTTAGCTCTCAAAGAACTGTCTGGCCTTGAGCTTTGCATTGATTGACTAAAGCTACTAAGCAAGTAACTAGCATCAACTGCTTCATTGCTCGACATTAAAGATTGAACAGCGTGCGGCTGTACTTTAAGCCATTGGCTAAACTCAGGAGAGTTAATGGTTTGTATGTAATCGGGGAATTCAGTAGTTAATGCGCGCTCTTGTGCGCTGATGTACTGGTTTTCAGCTTGCTGCTGAATTGGGGAGATTTGACCTTTTAAAGCTTCTATCTCTGCTTTATGTGCTTCTGCAATAGCGTTAAAACGTGCGTCTACACCTGCGGCTAGCTCTGGGAATTCTTCTTTTAGCTCATCCCATTCTTTGTTTGCCATGCCTTCAGGCTTTTTACCGGCATTACTAGACTGTAGCTGCTCAATAACTTTGTTTTGCTTCTCTAGCTTCTCTTGCAGTGCGCGTTGTCTGCCTAGATCACTCTTGTAACGATGTTCCCAGTTTGTATTTTGCTGCTGATACTTCTCAAGATCACTTAATTCTTTTTGAGTGCTTTCGTTATCTGCTGCTAAACTCTCGTTATTATCAGATGTATTGTCTTGATCACTCGAAGCAAAACGACCTTGATCATCTCGAAGCCGTTCTTCTGGCTCTTCTATCGCATCACCGCTAGCCATACTCTCTGCTATATTGTCAAATGCTGCGTCAAATTCTAAATCTTCTTGAACTTCTTCTCTATCAATTTCCATCTTTGCTCCTAGCGGCTTATCACAAGCGGCCTATTGGTTAATACTTAATTTCTGTTATATGAGTTTCATCTTCTTTGTTTGCTAGTTCTGCTAGTTTATCCAAGCATCTTATAGCACCGCGCTGCTGTTCTGAATGAGCACCAACAATTAAATTCTTAATAGCTTCGTCCCTTTGCTGCTCTATAAACGACAAAACAGCTAACCAGGTTTGGCTATTCGCTTCTATTTTAGCCATATGAGTCAAAACCACTCTCGATATTGACAGCTTTTAGCTGTGTTTCGGTTTGTTTGTTAGCAATATGCGCGGCTGCTGTGTCTCTTGCCGTTTTATCTCGTCTTGTTTCTATATCGAGTCGCGACATTAGCTGCTGTACCGTTATATTTTCTCTTGATGCTATGCGTGCTAACTCAAGATCAAGCTCTTGCTTAAGCTCTTGCTGCTTAAATTGCATATTGAACTCATCTCTACGCTGCTCTAATTGCGCATCAGCACCGGCTTCTTGCGTCTTAAGCTGTAATTCTTGCCCTTTAAGCTGTAATCCTTGTGCCTTAAGCTGCAATTCTTGGCCTTTTATTTGCGCTGCTGGGTCTTGCTTCGGCTGCGACATCGTTTCGCGTCTTTCGTTAATCTCGTCTTCGCTTAACGTTATCTTGTCGTGCGGCACTTCTAAAGACTTGGCTATCTCTTTATCAAGCCCTTTCCAATCACGCATTAATGCCAGCTCTGGATTAGAACCGGACAAGTTTGCATAGATCATTAAGTTTTGCTGCTGCTTCTCTTTAGCTAATAGAGCACCGGAACCCCTGGCATCTACTTTAAAGTCGCCTTTAAGCGAGGCATCTTCGCTAAATTGCATATTGAAATCATAAAAACGGCTAATCAAAGGATTTGTTATGTCGTCATCCCAATTTTTGACAGCTCTACGCAGCACAATATTGGCCGAGTTCATCAGCATGTTCATGCCTGAGCTTGTTTTAGTTACGTTTGCCGACTGCTCGCCCTGTGCGATTAAAGGGAGGTTTGTCTCTTCATCGGCTAACTGTCTAGCCATTGCGAATACGCGTTCTAGCTCTATCTGATGATTAGGCATCGAGAATGATGCAAAAGCATCTCTAACGCTAGCTGTGGGGCTGTTCAAGTAATAAAGCTTTTTCTTGCCCGTTGCTCCACTCCAAGCACCATCGGCAGGAGTCACCAACGTTTTATTTGCAATAATAACGTCTGACACACTAGCACCGGCATTGTCCATGATCATACGAATAGATGCGTCTATCATTGTCTGCGGGTTGCGCATAAGATAAGGAACACCGAAGCCAAATATGCAACTTTCGTCTTTTTCCCAACAGAAAACCGAATACGGATGCTCTTGCGTATCCATAGCGTTAACTTCAACCTTTAAAACATGGTTGCCAGAAAAGAAAACAACAGCATCTAGCTCATCGTCTAGCTCGTCCATCTCTTCGTCTGTTATATCTCGTTGCGTATCTTCTAGCGCATCAAGATATTCTCTTTTGTTAATAGGGCCGTGATATTCCCAAATCTCAAACTTGTTCGTATTCGTTACTGAGTCGACACCGGTAATAGCTCGAATGTCGTTAATGTAATCTTTAGCTACGTTTGTGGTATCTGAGCCTGCTTTGACTAGCTCTTTAACTTGATTAATCAGCACGTTCGGCAATCTAGCGAACTGTCTTAACTTCTTTTTAGTCCAGAAATGGCGCTCATAAGTAAACTCGCAGTCTTCAACGCACGTTGCAGACATATCAGGAAAGAAGTTCCAAGAGCTTACACCTTCAACCGCAGGATCAAGAGCTTCACTTAGTGTTAATTCAGATAAACCCTCGCTGTTTGTTTCCCAAGCTTTGCGACTACGACCTACAATCACAGGCCCTTTCAATATTCCGGTGCCTAGCTGTACAGCTTCGTGCATAATATCGCGCGCTTTTGATGAGAATTTGCTTTCATTAAGCTGGTCGTCTATCTCTTGTTGCATTGAATCAGCTTTTTGCTTTGCTATCGCTTCAATTTGAGCTTTGTTGGCAGGATCAAGGTTAGCTTCGGGCCCAATTGTTGGCACCGGTGTCGGTCTTAGTCCCCAATTTCTGTCGTCAGTAGGGAAAAGCATGTCGCTTAGCCTAGCTTCAGCAGCGTTTGTTTTGTTTCGCGTAATGTTAGCTGACATCTGAGAGCCACCAGAGCTTTTTATGTTCTCTAAAACCTCTGGTTCATATTCACCATGAAACTGTCTGAAGTCTTTAAGCCACCGCTGTTCAAGCTGAGCTTTCTCTTTAGCTTGTTCGCCTGCTAG